ACAACAATTAAAGGCGATATAGCAGATTTCGAACACGCTACAGCCGAAAACTTTGAAGCAGTGGATGGTCGTTTTAATAATTTAGAATCAACATACGCTGAATTCGAAGAAACAACTACTAATAAACTTAATGCTAACGACGCTAGTATTAAGAAATTAGAAACCGATAAATTAGATACCGATACAGCCGATGTTAGATATGCAACAATAGATTTCTCAAACATTAACGAAGCGGCTGTTGAAAAATTATTCACTGAATCTGGTATTATCAAGGATTTAATAATGAGTGATGGTAAAGTAACCGGTGAATTAGTCGGTGTTACTATCAAAGGTGATTTAATCGAAGGTAATACAGTTAAAGCTGATAAATTAGTTATTCTAGGTGAAGACGGTATCTACTATAAATTAAATGTAGATGCTTTAGGAGAGACAGTAGCATCTTCTGACGAAAAGTATCAAAATGGATTAGATGGTTCAGTAATTATAGCTAAAAGTATAACCGCTGATAGAGTTGCCGTAGAGGATTTAGTTGCCTTCGGAGCTACTATTGGTGGTTTTCATATTACTGATAAAGCTATATATTCTGGCGCAAAAGCGTCAGCTACAAACACAACTAATGGCATATATCTAGACAAAGATGGTCAACTATCTGTTGGAGACTCAAATAATTACCTCAAATATTATAAAGATTCGAACGGCGCATATCATCTTGAAATATCGGCTAAGTCGATAAAATTAGGTGCAAGCAACAAAAGTGTCGAAGAATCACTAAACGAAACAAACAACCAAATAACCAATATTAATAATGATATAGCTGCCATTAATATTACTACTAATTCAATAACTCAAAGAATAGAAAGTGTCGAAGAAGAAATGAGTACCATAGTCTCACCAGACAACGTATATACTAAAACAGAAATCGACACAAAAATCGCAGAAATAAACGCTACTACAGATGGAATAACTCAAAGAGTTTCATCTACAGAACAAACTTTGACAACTACTACATCTACAGCTAACGCTGCTAAGACAGCTGCCGACGAAGCTAAGTCTGCAGCAGAAGATGCTGATAGTAAAGCCGAAGAAGCTAAAACCAAAGCTAACGCAGCTAGTACTACAGCTAATACAGCTAAATCAACCGCAGATGAAGCTAAAACTGCCGCTACTAATGCTGGTGCAACAGCTAGTGCAGCTTCTACAGCAGCAAGCGAAGCCAAGACAGCAGCTAGTAATGCTCAATCTACAGCTAGTGCTGCTAGCACTAAAGCGGATCAAGCTAGTACTACTGCGACTAATGCTAATAATAAAGTGGACAATCTTACTACAAGAGTAGAAGACGCTGAAGAAACTTTAGAGACTACTACAGCTACGGCTAATACAGCCAAATCAACAGCCGATACTGCTAAGTCAACAGCAGATCAGGCTAGTTCAACCGCTTCGACAGCTAAGACTACAGCCGACCAAGCAAAGAGCACAGCTACTACAGCAAGTACTACAGCTAACGAGGCTAAGACGGCTGCTAGCAACGCTCAAACTACAGCTAATACAGCAAATAGCACAGCTAATACCGCTAAGTCTACTGCTGAACAAGCACAATCTACGGCTAATGCAGCGAACACTGCGGCTGGTAATGCTCAAACTACGGCTAATGAAGCACAGACTGCTGTAGCAGATTTGACAGTCGAACATGAAGTAACTAAATCTCAAGTAGCAACACTTGAATCTAGAGCGGATAGTATATCGGCATCTGTTACTGAAGTAAAATCAGAAACAAAAGCTACATACGACGCTTTAGAATTACTTGATAAAGAAATGACATCATTATCTCAAACAGTTGAGACAAAAATGACTTCAGAAGAAGTTAACATAGCAATTAAGAAAGAATTAGATAATGGTGTAACAAAAGTAGAAACCAATACTGGTTTTAAACTTAATGATGATGGTTTAACGATCTCTAAATCAGGTAGTCAAATGACTACTAATATAAATGAAGACGGTATGACCATTAAAAAAGATGATGAAGAAGTATTAAATGCTGATAACACAGGTGTTACAGCGTACGATCTTCACGCCAAAACATATTTAATGATTGGCGAAACAAGTCGATTCGAAGATTACGAAAAGAACGGTAAAAAACGTACAGGATGCTTCTGGATCGGAGAATCAACAGTAACGGAAGGGGTGAGTGAATAATGGCTAAGACTTCAAGTATTACTTTGAAAACTAGTGCATATGGTGGACGTTATGTTCAAGCCGTGCTTACACAAACAAAGAATATAGAAACTAATAAAAATGAGATTAGATATGTTATATCGTCACTTGGTGGTACTTATAACTATTATGCAACAGGTCCTATAACATTAAGATATAGAAAAGTAAACTCAGATGGTACTTATGGATCATGGGTTACTTTAAAGACTATAGCTAGAGTTGATTATACAGGTCAAGCTTCACCAGCCTTTCCTTGTTCTAAGGGTAGTATTGCCGATACAACAGAAATAGAGGCGAATAACGACGGAACTTACACAATGGAAGTTTCATTAAGCGCGGCTATTTATGACTCAACCCAAAGAGTTACTACTAGTACTTGGGAAATGGAAGATATTCCAAGAGCAGCGGCAATATTAACTGCGGATAATTTTACAGACGAAGATAACCCAACAATCACATATAGCAACCCAGCAGGCAGTGTAGTCGACAGTGTACAAGTAGGTATACTAGACATCGATGGAGGTGTGCAATACGCTAAATATCGTGAAATATCTAAAACGGATTCTACATACACATTCGAATTAACAGATGAAGAACGAGCTGTTTTATTAGAGGCTATACAAGACGATACTGACAACAAACCTGGAGAAGTATATGTAAGGTTTTATATCAAAACATATATTAATGGCGAAATAGTAGATGAACCAAAATACTTACAAAGAATAGTTTCGGTAGCTAATGCTATACCGGAATTAAGCGTGTCAGCTACTGATGTTGGCGCGGCATCTACCGCTTTAACAAAAGATGGTAATACAATAATCAAAGGATTTAACTATATAACCGCATCCATGACACCTACCCTTAAAAAGGGTGCTACGATAGTTGACCAAAGTATTATTAATGGTAATACTATCGAAAACAAAGATTCTGCTATTTTCGAAAATGTTGATATAAACACTTTCATCTTTAGATTAACAGACTCATACGGTCAGACAGTCGAAAAGACCAAAACTATGAGTCTTGTTGAATATATTAAATTAACTTGTAATATTAAAGTTAATAATCCAACAGCAGATGGAGATTTAGCCTTTAGAATTAGCGGTAATTACTTTAATGACAAATTCGGTCAAAATGGAGTTAACAACACATTAACAATACAATACCGTCTTAAAGAAAATGACGGTAATTACAGTAATTGGATATCGGTTACTCCTACCATAACAGATAATACTTACACTGTTGCGGTTATACATTCGGATTTGAATTATCGTTCAGCCTACACTGTACAAGCCAGGGCGATCGATAAGATCCAAACAGCTGGTATAAATTCCGTAGAACGTAAAGTTAAATCGATTCCAATATTTGATTGGGGCGAAGAAGATTTCGCGTTCAATGTACCAGTTAACATCGATGGAGAATTAACAGTACAAGGCGATACGAATATTGACGGAAATTTCACAGTAAACGGCGAACCGTTGATATCTAATCAGGAAATATTAAATTTAGTGTATCCTGTTGGTTCGACATATATAAGCCAAAACAACGAGAATCCATCTAGTAAATTCGGCGGTACTTGGGAACAAATGAGGACTTTTTACGGTGGTGAATTAATAGCATTCGCTGCTGTTCAAGCTTCAGGCGGAACTAGTATCGCTAATACTACTGCTACTGGTTTTGGCGCAGCAGCTACTGGTACTAAAACACATAAAATAACAAATTATATTGATGGTATTTTATCAGCTGGTAATGGCGCAATAAAAGTACAGACCAAAGGTATTGTCGGTATGATAGACGCGAATATGTCGATATCTGGTTTAGGATCAGCGGCTGGCTGTAGAGGCATATGGTTTATGGGTAATAACAACGAATTACCAGCGAACGTAGATCTGTTACCAGGTAATGGTATGAACGGATTATATACTGGACCTTATGGTGCCAATTATGGTGGCGCAGCGCACGATTATATCTATAAAGTTGATACTGACGAAGACATAGAATTTTACGTGAATCCTAAATTTGAAGCGTATGGTAGCGCTATGCAATTATCGCAATCAGGTACTGGTTGTTTTTTATTAGTAAAAGCTTATGCTAGACATGGAACTAGCTATATGTGGAAAAGAATAAGTTAAGGAGGAAGATTAATGGACTTTAATACAATTAAAGCTTTAATCATTGATATAGGATTCCCGATTGTTTGCGTATTGACTATGGGGTACTTCATCTGGCGACTATACTTACAAAGTGTCGAAAGAGAAAAGATACTTTACGCACAACTCGATGAGAGTAGAGAAATCAATGCAAAAGCTATTGATACAATTGCACACTATGCAGAAAAGCTTGATATGATTCAACATGATGTCCAAGAAATTAAACAGGATGTCATGGCTTTAAGTAAAAGATAAAGGAGGAATTCAAAATGGATTTTAATATAATTTCAGAACATTTTGTTCTCTTAGTAATACTTGCTTGTTTAGTAGTAGGATATATTATTAAACATGCAACTTTCTTGAAATGGATCAAAAACGATAATATTCCTGTCATATTAGCTGTGTTTGGCGCAGTAATAAATATTTTCGTTAGCGGTCCATCATTGGAATCTGCAATATATGGATCTGTAATGGGTCTATGTTCTACAGGTTTACACCAAGCCTTTGGTGCTTACATTGAACGTTTTTCTAAATTAGGCAAGTAAAGAGAAAGAGGGTCGCTGGTTAAACACACCCTCTTCTTTTTTCGTTATGCGGTTTTATTCTTAGGCTTCTTGACTTTTGGGTTAGTGTCCTGCCATACGATTCTCATGCCTTATCACTCCTTTGTATTTCATGTGTATCATTGCGGTTGTATAAGTGAATCACCAACATGATACTCACCAAGATCGAAATAGAAACCCGACTACTTAAGAGTTATGTCGAGTATGAATTCTTTTTCATTTTCCCTGCTATAATCGATCTTTTCAATTATTTGTTTGAGATATATATTCTTTTCTTTTGCTTCTACAGAATCGTCCGTAAGAGCCTTTAAAGCATCTGATAAAAGTATTGTTTTTGTCTCAAGTTCTTCCTTCTCAGGTATAGTATTTTCTAGTTCAGATATCTGCTGTTTTATGTTTTCAATCTTCTCGTTATTTACTGTTTTTCTATCAACAAATTCATTGTTAGATATTTGTTCGTCCTCCCAAGCTTCGAATAGTTTAGATAATCTTTTCTGAGTTTTTAATAATTCTTTGTTTAAAGCGTCTATCTGTGATGCTATTGTATTTTTATTTACAGATGGTAAATCTTTCATCTGCATCTCAAAATCTTCTATATACAGTTTTAACCCATACGCAACAGCGTTTAAAACATCTGGTATAGATGCTGATTTAACTTTACATAATTTTGTATATTTATGTTGGTATCTTTCTTTAGTATTGTATTTACTGTTTTCATGAGTCGTGCGCCGCATTGGTGTATTGCATTTCTTACAATACAATAATCCAGCTAAAGGATTAGCTAATTTAGTATTCGATTTAGTACGGTCAATCGTGAATCGTTTACCAGCTTTCTCAAACATCTCTTCACTAACCAATGCATATTTCATATGTTTACCATCATATTCCATATATTGATCTGATATATTCCTTCTAGGTCGAATTCGTACTAATTCTCCATTCACCATAGTTTTTACAGCCATACGATTATTCCATCTAACTTTACCTTTATACACAGGATTAACCAAAAGATTATTGATAGTATGCTTAGACCATTCTTTCTCATCATGATATGTTGGTATACCCATAAGAGTTAACTTTTCAGCTATTTTACCAGTTGTCATATTTTCGTTAACAAACCAGTCGAAAATCATTTTCACAATAGGAGCCTCATCATCATTCGGAACCAGTGTACGAAGTTTCTTACCCTTTATAATATTGTATCCGTACGGTCTAGATGAACCCATGTAATTTCCTTCTACTACAGCTTGTTTTCTGCCTCTATCCATACGTTTATTGATCATCTTATATTCTCGTCTGGACATAAACAATTCGAATTCCATGTATTCTTCGTCTTCTGCAGAATGAGCTATGTCATATGTTTTTGTAGGAGTAATAACTAATATACCATTGTTATGGTTCGAATATTTCAAACAATCCATTATTATTTGAGCATCACCTTGGCTACCTCTGGACAAACGAGTTACCTCAATAACTATAATTCCTTTATATTTACCCTCATAACAATCTTTGATTAATTGTTGAATTTCAGGTCTAGCTTCAATGGTCTGACCAGATATTACTTCTTCATATATCTTCTCTACATAGTATCCTTTTCTAGCAGCCAAATCAGTTAATATTCTTCTATGTCTAGATAAAGTATCTTCATTATCTGATTGTTCAGCTTCTTCATCGGCACGAGACTTACGTAAGTATATTGCGTATTTATCTACGTGTCCTCTAATTCTATTATTTCTAGGACCATCGTTATCAAATAACTTCATACGTCTTTCCTCCTAATAACTATTTGATATACATCATACAATATATGATACCAATGTGCAATATATTTTAATCTAGATTAGAATAATGACATTTTATACAAAAAGTGTTATTGACCCGAATGCAATAAAAATGATAATTTATACACGCATCGATGCAATAAATTTAGGAGGAATGATACTTCAAAATGGAAATAAAATACAGCAATTCAGTTGTTCGTATTTATGGGAAAGTAGATAGAGAAAGAATAGAAAACGCTACTATAGCATTTATGAGAAAGGTACAAAGGAGTAAAGATAATGGGTACAACAATAAGACCAGAACTATCAAAGAAAAATAGATATTGGATAAGTAAAGCTAGATACTATGAACTAAAACATTTTTGCTTACAATATCCTGGTTGGAGAAAAGCATATTCAGAGTTGATTGAGTACGGGGCATCAATCTCTAGCATTAATAATGAATTTAGAAGTAATGAAATAAGCGACCCTACAGCTAAGATCGCTATGATGAAAATATATTGTATGGATCGAATTGAGATGATCGAAGAAGCTGTTTTAGAGACTGATAAGTATTTATTCAAATACATTCTCAAAGCTGTAACTGAAGGACACTCTTACACATATCTTAAAACTAGATTAGACATACCTTGTAGTAGAGATATGTATTATGACTGCTATAGGAAGTTCTTTTGGATTCTAAGTCAAAAACGACAATAACAACAAGGAGACCTTCGGGTCTCTTTTTTCGCGTAAAAAACAACGCCTATAGTGAGAGAAAGACTAGGGCGGTATGGCGACATATGGCGTAAAACCTAGAACGATAGATGGTAAGTAGTAGCTTACACTTTCTCTTTTATTTTCGCGTGAAAAACACTCTCTATAATGAAAGAGAGGTATTTATATGATAGGAAAAATATTAAAATTTATTATTAAGTTCATATTTACAATGTTAAGTTTAGGGATAGCATTAGGTTTATTCCCAATCACATATTTATTAATGGTGATATGGTATATTTATGTAATGATATCAACTAAACAAAATTTTGTTGAATTAATGAAAGAGACTAACAAAATGATAATAAATGATTTATTTAAACCTTATATGAACGCATTAATCGAATTATGGGAAGCTTAGTCTTCCTTTAAATTTTCGCGTAAAAAACACACGCTATAATGAGGAGAGTGAGTTATTTATATGATTAAGATATTGAATGTGGTTATATTTAGTTTAATTATGATAGCAGATATTACTGTAACATTATTCGCACATTTATTAGGATATGTATTTCTAATGTGTAACGAAATGGTGGGTAGTAAAAAATTTAAAACTGTTTTCATTAAGAATACTAGAAGTCTATTCATAAGTATTAAAATTACTTTAAAAGATTATAAAGAACTTGTAACTGTGAGTCTAAGATAACTTAGGCTTTTAGTTTTTCTTCGCTTAAATTACAAAGCCTATAATGAGAGGAGATGTATTATGAAAAGATTATTATATTTATTACTATTTATTATGGAGATGTTGTTAACTCCGATTTACTATGTAGTACATGTTGTTTATATGACATGCTATGGTATTAAATTAGGAGACAATATTATTCAAGCATTTAAAATTAGTAATGCAATATTCTTTACACAATTTGTAAACGGTTTAAGAGTATACAAATCTAGAATCTTTGGAGCTTAAGAAAACTTAGGCTCTTATCTTTTCATCACGTAGGTTACTAGTAATAATGATATTTTACTAAGGTGTACAGAAAGGGGTGAGACATGGGCTTAGTATTATTCATAGTAGGTTTTGTAGTGGGCGTAACATTCACTATGATATTTAGAAAAAAAGATAAAATCTATGGGGTGATCGAAGTAGATCACGAAACAGAAATGGTCAAATTTCATATATCAAGCTTCGAATTAGGAGACTACAAAACAAAGAAAGCCACTTTTAAAGTCAGTCACGATGCGACAATTTCGCGCGAAAAACAAGGGCTTTAATGGGGGTTATGTATGGTTAACTTATATTTTTAGGAGGTAGAACATGGACAAAATTAAGAAAACCTTATGGAACGATTACGACAAAGTTAGTAATCAAATCAATGACGTAACTGACGTCAATAACGACAAATACAAGTTGTTGTTAGAAGAAAGAGACAAAGTTCGAAACGAACTGATTAAGTTGGAGCAGACCAAGATTGAGGCTGATTTAAAGAAGCAACAATTGGAGACTGAAGTGAAAAATAAAGAAGCACAAATCAAGGCTGAAGACCAAAGAGAATCGGTTAGAAACAAAATAACTATTGGAACATTCTTAGTAACAACCGGTATTAGCGTTTATGCGATAATCAGAACGTTTAAGTTTGATGAAACTGGTACTGTAACGAGCACCTTAGGGAGGAACATCTTAACGAGTGCTATGCCAAAAATGTTTAAGAGATAGTACATACTCGAAGAAAGGTATCTTTTGTGATACTTTTCTTTTTATTTTTGGGGGAATTATGCGATATCATCATGAAAAACCAAAAGAATACAACTCTAATTATGGTGAAGTATACGTATGTAGTCATCCTGTGTATGATCGATGCACTTTATTCAAGATAGGTAATAAAGGATTGGCTGTGATTCAACAGAGATTCAACAGATCTACAAAGTCTACTATATGGACCGATATAGATCCTTGGTTGACCGACACATTATATTTACACGAGAACTTTAAGAAGTTTTTCGATGAACGATCTGGTGAATGTACGGACGGTTTATATCCGACAGTTACAATACGTCAGTTAATGTGGGGACTAAAAATGAAACCATTAAAAAGGGAACGATGGGAGACATGTTTTGATAGACGCAATATTTAATTTCGCGTGAAAAACACTCACTATAATGGAAAGATAATTATAGGAGGTAAACATGAAGAAATTTAATTGGGGTAAATTTATATTATTCACTGTAATAGGTGGTGTTATCACTTTTGTTATGGCGAGTATTATAAATACTTTCAAGAAACGCTGGAAATAATTATCCGCTTCAAAATGGAGGTTTTTAATAGCCTCTTTCATTTTCGCGTAATTTACACGCGCTATAATGAAGAAAGAGAGGTATAAGATTATGATATTATTTGGAATTTTAGCATTAACATTAATTATATTATTGACAATTGTTATCTTAACAACAAGTGTTATAGGAGCAGGAGCAATAATAGTATTTGGAGATGTTATAATATGTATCTTAATCCTTGTATGGATAATTAAGAAATTATTCTTCAAGAAAAAACGTAAATAGTGGTGTTTTATAACACTTCTATTTTTCTTTTTCTTCATTAAATAATAATTAAA